TCGACGTTTTATTTGATAGAGAAGCCTCAAATCTTGCTCAATTAATGCAAAACAAAATTTCTACTTTGCAAGAACAAGAGCAAATCCGTATCGACAATTTGCTAATTCAAGAAAAAAATGCAGAACAATCTCGTATTCAAGAATGGCAACGTGTTTGGAACGCTAATATTGATTCATTATCATTTTCAGATATTGCTGATGTTAAGTCTATTTTGGTTAAATCAAAATTAGCCGATTTAAAGCATTATGTTTCCGGCTACGAAGAAATATTCGCTTCAACTGAAAAACGTTTACATTCGCAAATAGAATTTGTTTCTAAAGCAGAAGAACAACGAATTGCCCAAGAGAAACTTGACCAAGAGAAAGAGGAATTTGAGAAAAAGCAAGCTGAAGCGAAATTTAAAGAAAGATGCAAGCAATTGACTGATTTGGGAATTGACATGGCTATTTTTGAGTTAGACCATAAAGGCAACCCTAGATGGATGAATTTAAAGGTTTCTGCTCAAACGCTTTCTGACGACGATTGGCAAATTGAATTTAATTGGGCGAAAAAACAGATTGAGGACAGAGATAGAGTTGTTGAACTTCCTGCGCTTAATGGAATTGAAGAATTCGCTAATAAAATTGAAGTTCAAGAAGTAGAATTTGAAGAAACTCTTTACCAAGGTACTTATAAAAATTTATCTGAAACTGTGGCTTCTTTTGAATTGGTTTTTGCAATTAACGATTTGCCAAAATTTGAGCATTTAACAATTAAGGAGTTGTTGAAATCCTACAATATCCCAAATTAAAACCAATAGACCAATGGCAGAAGAAAAAATAATAGATGTCAATCCAGGAGATACGATTATTATCAATGTGAAAAACGAGGATAATCGCAATTATTCAATTAGCGAATTCGCTAAATTGTCTGGGCTTTCTCGTAGCACTATATATCTCAAAATTGATAATGGCGAAATTCCTAAAATTATGGTTGGGAAATCGCCGCGAATTGAAAGTAAATATTTAAACCAATTTAAAAAACAGTAAAATGTCAGAATTACAAACAACAAATCAAAATCAATTACCGGCAACCGGTATAAAAGGACTGTCAAGTTTCCTTAATCAAGATAATGTAAAAGCAAAATTTGCTGAGATTTTAGGTCAAAAAGCAAATGGATTTATTGCCTCAATGTTATCGGCGGTTTCTCAAAATGAAATGCTAAAGAACGCGGATCAAAATTCAATCTATCTTTCTGGGATGATGGCTGCATCTTTAGATTTGCCAATTAATCCAAATCTAGGATTTGCATATTTGGTTCCGTACAATGCAAGACAAAAAGACGGCACGACTAAACAAGTTTGTCAGTTTCAGATGGGCGCCAAAGGGTTTCGCCAATTAGCCCTTCGCTCAGGTCAATTTCGTTACTTAAATGAATCAGATGTTCGCGAAGGAGAAATCAAAAACCATAATCGTCTTACGGGAGAAATTGAATTTGAGTGGATTCAAGACACAAAAGAAAGATTGTCTAAAAAAGTTGTTGGGTATCTTAGCTACTTTCAGCTTTTAAACGGGTTTGAAAACACTCTTTATTGGACTGTTGAAGAAATAGATGCTCACGCTAAAAAATATTCTCAAACGTACAAAAAATACGGAACCGGATTATGGAAAGATGATTTTGAAGGAATGGCAAAGAAAACTGTTATCAAAATGAACTTGTCTAAAAACGCACCGCTTTCAATTGAAATGCAGAAAGCCATTGTTTCTGACCAAGCGGTAATTAAAAATGATAACTTCTTAAAAGAAGAAACTGTTGATATCGACACTCAGTATGTAGATAATGAAGAAGTTGTAATTGATGTAAGCGCTGTCAATAAAGCGAGTGAGAGAGAGCGGGTTGTTGCCCATATTGAAAAATCAAAAACAATTCAACAACTTGAAGAATGTTTGCCTATACCAGACGATGATTTAGATTTAATCGTGATGTATGCAGATAAAAAGAAGGAATTGAGCCCTAAAACTAAGTAATATGAGCGAACAAATTTTATTTCGCGCTTCTGGAATTGGCGCACTTATGGTCGAAAAGATGGGTGCGTCAATAACGGAAAATCAATTGGCTACTTTGAATGATTTTGAAGACAGGATAATAAACAATGGAAAGCCGTTAACTGAAATTCAAAGAAAGTTATATATGGAATTACGGTCAAAACGCGATGCGCCACCTCAACTTTCAGACACGGCTAAAAAATACATTGAATCTATGTGGTTGTTCAATAAAAAAGGCTATTACGAAGAGCTAAAAAGCAAGCAAGTAATGAAAGGGCTTCAAAACGAAGATAATGGAATTGGACTTATTTCTGATGTTGAAGGATTGTCTTTTACGAGGAAAAATACCGAGAGAGTTACTGTTGGAAACATTACCGGAGAATGTGATGTAAATTGCATTATAAAAGGCAAAAAAGTCATTAAAGATGTTAAATGCTCTTGGTCTCCAAAAACATTTATGTCCGGCGATCTAAATACACTTTATGAATGGCAAGGAAGAACTTATATGCACCTTTACGATGCTGACGAATTTCACTTGCATTATGTTTTAACCGATTGCCCAGACAATTTGTTTGAAAATGAAATTTGGAAAGTTAAAAACAGATACGGCATTATTGATATTGATGAAGAATCTGTTAAACCACTTTTCGACCAATTAAGACGTAATTTAATATTTTCCGACAATCCTGCTTATACCAAAGAAGAAAGAGTAAAAACATTCGTTATTGAAAGAGATTTTGATAAAGAAAAGGCGTTGCTTGCAAAAATTCCTTTGGCTTTGGAATATTATAATTCAATTAAACTTAATCAAGTATAACTATGAAAAACTACAATATCATTTTTAACGGCGAGGTAATCCAAACTATAAAGTCTTCGTCGTTTTCGCGAAACGAATTCGGATCAATTGCATTTAAAGATAAAGGCGGTGAAACATTTTGCGTTATTCCAAAAGAGTACGCGTTTGTTGAAACCGATATTCCTACAAGAGAAGAAGCAATACTTGATAATTTTATTGATTATTTGAATTGGCAAAGTTATAATGACGTAGAACGTGATTTACCAAGCTTCAAAGAATTAAAGTCTTTTCACGAGTCAAAAAAAGCAGAATTAGTCAAATGGCTAGAGGAATTAAAATCTAATCTAAAAAGATAAACAATGAGAAAACTAATAATTGCCGGTTACATTGGAGCAGATGCCCAAGTAGCCGATTTGCCAAGTGGCACACAAGTAATCAACTTCAATGTTGCCGTTTCCGAAAAAATCAAAGACACTTCAGACTACAAAACAACGTGGTTTAGATGCGCTAGATTCACCAATAACGTTTCAATTGCTCCTTATCTTAAAAAAGGAACTTATGTAATCGTAGAAGGAAAACCTGATATTGAAACTTATGTCGATCAGCAAGGCGTTACTAAAGCAAATTTAAAATGTATCGTTTCTGAAATTCACTTTGGAGGCAATTCTAAAAATGAGGAATCCGCCAATAGCGCTTCTGAACAACCAAAACGAGAATACCCACAATCTAATCAACCTAATAGTTTTGTGGATGATGAAGACCCGCCATTTTAATTTTTAAATAATAATTTGCGAATTAAAAATATTTGAATACATTTGTAGAACAATTAAGCGGTAGGATAATTTTACCGCTTATTTTAGAATTAAAATTTAACTATTAGTAAATGGAAAGCATTAAAATAGATAGAACAAAATTAAAAACTGTTGAAAACTACGCTAAGGCTTATAGCGTATCAAAGCCGACGGTTTATAAGAGAATATCGGAAGGATTATTGAAGAAGGTTGTAATTGACGGAGTTACATTTGTTCAGGTGTAATTTTTTTTAGCATTAAAAATTAACAAACAGTAAAAATGAGTGGATTTATAACTCTTCATAGGAAACTTTTAGATTGGGAATGGTATAATGACACAAATACAAAAATATTGTTTATTCATTGTCTTTTGAAGGCGAATTGGGAAGAAAAGAAATGGAAAGGTATTTTGATAGAAAGAGGAACGTTTATTACAAGTTTTCAATGCTTATCTGAAGAAACAAACCTCTCGGTAAAACAAGTTAGATTGTGCATTTCCAAATTAGAAAGCACTAAAGAAATAGTCAAAAAAGGGACAAACAAATATACCTTGTTAACCATTGTAAAATATAACGAATATCAATGTGTAGAAAATGAAAGGGCAAACAAAAGACAAACAAAAGACAAACAAAGGGCAACAACTAACAATATAATAATTAAACAAAAAGAAATTACAGATATTGATTGGGATAAACTCTTAAATCAATTTAACAACATAACTGGAAAAAAAATACGGAAAGTTTCAGATAAAGCAAAAAGACAATTCACAGCAAGGATTAAAGATGGCTATTCAAAACAGGAAATATTAGATGCGATTCAAAATTGTTATAATAATTCTTGGCATAAAGAAAATCCGCATATTTTAACTCTTGAATTTATAAGTAAGGAAGATAAATTTATAACCTACGCAACAATGAAATCAAAATGAGAAAGATAACAACTATCGAAAGAGCGATGGAGCAATTTGCTTATCGTTTACAAAACGGGAAATATGAGCCAAATCAAAATGATGTTGATGCTTTTAAATTTGTAGCCGAATGGATTAATCGAGAAAAGGTTAAAGAGATTAATCAAAATTTATTATTTGCTAAATTGTTTTGTCACGTTTTCGGTCAAGAAGTTGAATATTATAAAGGAGATTTTAAAACAGCTCAAATCAAAATGCATGAGTACTTAAAAAATCCAATTGAATTTTATTACGATAGATTTATCGAGAACATAAACAGAATTGCTTTAAATTCCTATAGTGAATCTTTAGGATTAAACAGAAAGAGTCCGGCAACTAGATCACAACAAGAAATTGATAACGACTCGAAAATAATTTCTGAAAACCAAGAAGAAATGTTGAAGTATCTAAATGGCGTTTTTGAAGAAGCTAAAATTTATCAATCGTTAAATAATACAATATCTGAGTTTGTAAATAAATATAAAAACGAAAAGTAATGAGTGAATATATAATTAATATTCCAGACATTGTTTTAAAACAAGCCAGTGAGCCAATTGATTTAGATTGGAAAGAAGTTCATGCAAAAGCTCAAATTGATTTAAAAGGAAAACCGCAAAGACCTCCATTAGCAATTTCAATAGGTTACGACGATATTCAGTATGGCGGAGAGTATAATCACTTGATTTTTGGAACGTTTGGTAATATTTCAATGATTAAAGGAGAGGAAAAAGCTAGAAAGTCTTGGCTGAAATCTTTGATTTTAGGATGTGTTCTTGGTGGAAACAGCAATTTATATTCAAAAGATATTTTAGGTCATTCTATGCAAGATAAATACGTTTTAGACATTGATACGGAACAAGATAAGTATTACAATTGGCTTTCAGCAAATAGGATTCCAAAAATGATAGGTAATCCACAAAGTCCAATTGTGCCAAGTAATTATATTTCTATAAATTTACGTGAACATTCGGCAAAAATCCGCAGAGAATACCTAAAGTGGCTTTTTATGGAAAGTGAGTATAGAGGAAAACTTGGAGTTGTTTCTATCGACGGCTATGTAGATATGCTTGATAATTTTAATGATCTTGTGGAATGTGTAGATTTTACTCAATCTTTAATGAAATATTCTACAATTAGCAAATCGCATATTACAGGAGTGTTACACTTGAATCCTGGGCAAGATAAAGCTAGAGGTCATTTAGGAACCATACTTCAACAAAAATGTGAAACAGTAGTAATTATAAAAGACGAAGGAGCGCATTCAAGCGTAATATGTCAAAGAGGTAGAGGTAAAAAATTTAAAGATTTTCAAATATCTGTAAATAATGATTGGTTACCTTATGTGATTGATGATGGAGCACAAGAGTTTATTAATCATTCTCAAGCAAAAGTAGAATTTTAAAATGAAACCCGAAATACTAAAACTTCTGCAAGAAAAATACGATAAGACTTCTCAAGGAATTTCGGTTGTTGACTTGAAAAATGCTTTGAATTTGCCAATTAGCGAATTGAAAATATTCCTCAACGAGCTTCATAAAGAGAAGAAAATATCGGTAAGACAAGGAATAAACGGAAAACTAATTTATTTAAAAAAATAACCATGGTAAAAGACCCGATAATATTCGCAGCAATCATAGTAATTTTAATGTTGATTATGAAGTTTTATTTTGATGAAAAAAAGTTATAACGTTCCCGTGCTTGGTGCAGTGCGGGCTAAAAATGCACCATTTTTCGATTAATAACTAAACTTAATAAAGATGCAAGATATTAAAATTAATGACAAATCCCCGCATTGCTCCAAACAC